CGGCGACCACCGAGATCTACACTCTTTCCCTACACGACGCTCTTCCGATCTGCTGTCTAACGCAAAGTTACTTGCGACGGACTGGCGAACGGGCGAACTCGAAATCGCTTGGGAAAACGCGAAGCCGGGAACGATGATGACGCTCTACACGGCTACATATAGCAAAGACGGTGCCTATACGGCGCATGACTCATGGATGGTTGAAAGTTCAAGCGGAAGCTACATCACGCAGTTTCTGGAGAACGGCCAGACGGTTTGGTACTACGTTAAGCTGTATGATCCAGTAGCGGATGAATGGTCGCCGTCTTCCAATATTCAAAAGCAGACACCGCCGATCACGGCCTACATCATCAACTGGCCGGACATGCTGAAGGACTTAGCTGACGCGATTGCCGAGTCTGATCAGCGGATGCAGGATTTTATAGAAGACATGGCGACACCTTCAGACGATGCAATCGATGACCTGAAGAACGCGATAGACGAGCTGAAGAACGCGGTTGGGGCCGGACAAGCTTCAGGAACCGGAACCGGATTAGTTAACGGCCTTAACAATGCACAAGGCGGCATGCGGCCGGGGCTCACCGATGACGGCAACGGGACATTTACAGGGGGTTCGACAGGTGGCCAACTCCCTTCCACTTCTCAGCCTGGAGGAGCTGGCGGCAACAACGGGCCGGGCGGCATGAACCTGAACGCACCGAACCCGGACAGCGGCACCGATGGCGAAATGACGTTTCGGATTCCGTACGGTGTTGGTCTGGACGGGAAGCTCTTGTACGTCAAGATATTCACCCAGGAGCAGATGGAAAAGCTCAAATGGATGGGCTTGCTTCGGACAATCTTCGCGGCTATCATCTACATCATTTTCGGGGTCTGGTTGGTGTCACGCTTCAGTCCGACACTCAAGTCATGAGGTGAATCGATGGACTTTATACTAGGTGCTGTCTCGAAGACGATCAGCGGCATGTCGAAGATCCTTGGCGGCTTCAGCTTCACACGAAACTTAGGCGAGGATCTCGCGAAGGTGACTCCCTATCTCCAGAAGGCGAATTACTTCTTGCCAATGAGCGAGACGTTAACGGTTCTGGCGCTATACCTGACTGTTAACCTCGCCCTTATTGCTTACTACTGGATCACAAGAGCGATCAATCTATTAAGGGGTGCAGGCTAATGCTATACGTTTTTTGCTTCCTCGTTGGCTTCTTTGTAGCGTGGAAGCTTGGCCGGAAGTATCAGGATTTTCAGGATTTGATGATTGCTCGTCGTGTCGCCAAGCTCGTGGATCAGCGTGACCAGATTAGCTCGGAACGTGATCAATTCGAGAAGTGGGAACGGCAGGATAAGCGGCTTAAACGAGTAATGGAGGTGGATGACGATGATCGAAGCGTTTCTCGGACTGCCCGGACAAGGCAAAACGTACCTCATGACGAGACTGGCGCTGAAGCATATGAAGAAAGGCATTCCGGTATACGCTAACTATCCGCTAGAAGGTGCGATCCGTTACAACCAGATTGAAGAGGTATTCGACGTCAAGGAAGCAACGATCCTGCTCGACGAGGCCGGGCTAGCTGCTCCTGCAGGAGCTTGGAATAAGATTCCGTTCGACGTAATGTCCCACTGGCGGCAACACAGGCATAAGAAAATCAACTTGTGGTACACGGCGCAAGACCTTCAGGACGTGGCCGTCCCTCTGCGGCGCGTCACACAGTTCGCGAACGAGGTCAAAAAAATCGGGCCGTTCATGCGTTGGAAGTGTTTCAATCCGCGCACGAAAGAACGATTCGGCGGCGGATTCCATATCTTCGACTTGGAAATCGCAAAGAAGTACGACAGCTATGCTGAGAACGTCGTCCGTCAGGATTATCTGAAGGGGCTGTGATCGATGCAGGCCTATGAAGAGATTTACGCCGCTAAGGATCAGATTCTGCGGAACAAACGGCTACTAATGCAGGCGTCGATCCGGCGCGAGATCAGGACGATTTCGAAGCTTCTGGACGAGAATGCACGGATTAAAGCGGAGATTCTTCGTAAATATGCGGTCATTATCGACTATTGAAATAGGTTGCCTAAATCAAATGTTTGCGGTATACTTGAATTAGGAAATCTAATTCAAAGGGGCGTATAAAATGACCTTCGAACAGGTGCAACGACTACTCGACTTGATGTATGCCGATCTGCAAGCTATTGCGCGTTTGGAAGTAGACGAAGAATCGGCGTCCTTTAAGGACTTCCCTCTTGGGAATAGGCTTTCGGAAATCATCGTCGCAACGGAAGCTCTGAAGAAGAACAAGCGCTTGAAAGAAGAAACCTTTATCAAACGTGGTCGCGATCTTCTTAAGCTTGGCGCGGACTTCGTTCACGATTACCGCGCAACGAAACCGCAGGAAATGAAACAGGAAACCGAAATCAAACCGAAAGAAAAGCCGAAATCTACACCTTCGAAAAAGGCAACCGAAAACAAAGGCGAACAACTGGCTATCTCCATTCGCGGCGGTGCTCGTAAGGGCGCGGGTCGGAAGTCGCTCGGTGTTAAGAAGCCTGTCTCTATCGTGCTTGAGCAGCATGAATGGGATGAAATCGACAGCCTAATTCAAAGTGGCGATTACAAGAGCTATAGCGATTACTTTCGGCAGGCGGCCCGGGTCTGGATGGCGATGTCTAAGGGCGAATAGGTTTTCCGTCGGGGGGCTGGGGGATATTTCCCCCAGTGTGACACCGACTCTCCAGGAGTCGGAACGTGGTCGGGATGCGAGAATTGCTTCAGGTGGAAGTAACTGGAAACTGTCGATCGCCGGAGACAACACCCTTTCAACACGGTTTTAAAGGTCAGACATTGGTCAAACTCGAACGGATGAAAAGGCCGAAAGGCCGCACAGGGCGCGGGATGCGCTCGCCCCCCCTCCCTACTAACAGGGGGGGCTCAAAAACCAAAATGGAGGGATCAGCACGTGGTCAAGATTAGGTTGCAGGGTTTGCCGGATGATGTTCAACGGCTAATTGAAATGCTTCGTACTTGCGAAGCGGTCGGAGATTTGCTTTTGTTGTCCGTCTCTGATCCATACCCGAATCGCGGCGATTCTAAATATGTGCGCGTATATGTAGATGCTTCGGTGGTAGAGTGATGGGCATTGGGTTTATGGTTATCTCCCTTATCGCCTCTCTTATGTTCCTCTCTCAGCTCGGTTACATGATAGGTTGGTGGCGCGAACGCCAAGAACCTGACAGCGAAGATATAGGATGGTGGCACGAATGAACCTTGGGAAGTTCTTTTGCAAGACGGAGGACAACAAGCTGCGCTTAGACCTGAAGGCTCTCTTCAGCGCAACGGACGCTGAGTTCATGAAGCACTTCACGGCAAAGATCACCGATGGCCCTATCGTTGAATTCAAGGCAACAGACAAGCCGGGCTATATGTACTATCGGATCGGCACGACCTGGGGCTCGTTCGTCTACGACAAGAAGAATCGGATTCTTCACGCTTACCGGATGGAGCATGGCCGGAAATGGGAATTTATCGTGGCCTATCAAGAAGTCTGATCTCATGCGGATTGTGGGCTTCGTCGCTATCTACGGGTTTTGTGAAAGAGTCTAGTAACAAGCACTAGGAGGACACGTTGGACAGTCACGACTATCATGCGGATCGGCTTCTGATGGCTTACCGCGATTGTGGCCGTTACGTGTACCTGTTACGGCGTTCTGGCGCGCGTGATCTAGCCAACCAGTTGGTTGACTTAAATGTCCGGGCTATGAGTCTATCAGCGCGTTATCGACACCTGTCCATTACGAACTATAGACGGCGAACGGACGATTTGATCAACGCCTATACGGACGTCATGGCCAAGGTCGTCAGGCGCTATCCGGGGCTTGCGGATGAGGTCGACAGAATCGAAGGCCGCCTCTCCCCTTTGCGTACAAGGCGGATCGCGGTGACGCTACGGGACGAGCAATGGAGCGACATTGAAAACAGAATCAGGAGCAAGGAACATCGATCAGTAGGCGACTATTTCGCCTATCTGTATCGGCTACATCGACGTTAG